GACGGCGCAGCCCTCGACTCCCTCACGGAAGTTGTCTCGGCCTTCCAATCGGCAGACAGCACGCTGAATGGTGCCATCACCAGCCTCGCTACCAGCGCCTCCTCGGCCCTCACAGCCGAAGTCAACCGCGCCACCGCAGCCGAAGGCGTCATCGCCGCCAATCTCGCCACCGAGATCAGCGACCGCGCTGCTGCCATCACGACCGTCCAATCGAACATCAACACCGTTGCAGGCAATCTCTCCACAGAGACCTCCGCTCGCACCAGTGCTGATTCCACATTGACCTCGAACCTCTCGAGCGAAATCTCGCGTGCGACCGCCGCTGAAGGCGTCATCGCCGCCAATTTGGCGACCGAGATCACGGATCGTGCCTCAGCAGTGACCGCAGTGACCAACTCGCTGAACAGCGAGATTTCACGCGCCACAGCAGCCGAAAATTCTCTCGATTCGCGTTTGGACGCCATCGAAGCCGAGATCGACGGCGGCAGCTTCTAAGCTCCCCTCCCTCCCCACAGCGGCGGTGCGGTTCCAACCCGCCCGCCGCCCCAGGGGCCCTTTCTTAAAACTTAATCCTTAAAACTTAAAACTTCCCAAATGGCCACGGTCATAAAACTCCTCCGCAGCACGGTAGCAGGCCGAGTCCCTACCGCCGCGCAAGTGGCGCAAGGGAGCCTCGCCATCAACTTGGCCGACCGCCGACTTTACAGCAAAGACCACACCAACGAAGTTTTCCGCCTCGCCCGCCCCCGCGACCCCTCGGACTACCAACTCCTCCACGCCGCAGACGGCAACCACCTCTACCTCGGCCGCCTCGCCTGGGCAGACTACCCCGCCTCCGGCCCCGCCGAGGACGCCACCGCCTGGACGGTCTACAAAATCACCACCAACTCCGCAGGCGATGTCGTCTCGGAGCAATCCGCCACCGGCGCGTGGTCAAACAAAACCAACCTCCAATTTTCTTAAACCCAAAAAATCCAAACACCATGAACGCTACAGCACCCATCGAAATCAACGGCAGACAATACCCAAAATTTTCGCTCAATTTGGCCATATCGGGCCGGTATCTGGGCGATGGTTCTTCAGACGCCAATGTCGCCATGCGTTTGGTCCCCACTTGCATTGAAAACGGAGAGGTCATAACTGCTGACGCCGAGGCCAAGGGCATCGCTCTCGGATCACTGGCAGGTGCAGACGCCGCAACTCAGCAGGCCGTAGGCGCGATCCAAGCCGCCCTCCAATCCTACATCACCGCGAAAGGACTTTAATTATGGCAACCTACTTTGCCCGCAAAGCCGGGAACATAAACGCCGCCGATGTCTGGGCTACCGCGCCCGCCGGAACGGCAGCGGCGGTCACATTCGCCAGCGGCGATGTCCTCATGGCCAATTCATTCGCCATCACGGTCAATGTGTCGCTTGACCTTGGCGGCACGGGGCAACTTCGCAACGACACCACAGGGGGAGCAACAGGAGGCGGAGGATTCACGCTCTCGGACGGAATTACGCTCACGGCAAATATCTTTGCAGGCACAACCACCGTTGCTTGTGTGACAGCCAATCCGTCTACCAACATATTTATTGTGGGGAATGTTACGGGCGGAACTGGCGGATCAAGCTCTGCTCATGGAGTTGTTACCGGAATAAATACAGGGACACTAACAATAACTGGTAACCTAACAGGCGGTGCAGGGTTGTCAGCGGGAACTGCCGCTGTTAGCAATGTGGCTGCCATATTGGTTGTGGTTGGAAATGTCACAGGCGCGTCTAACACTTCATTTGGAACAGGCGAGGGAATCCGCCTAACTGGGGCCGGTAATTGCACGATAACTGGAAATGTGACGGGTGGTGCGTTTTCCACAAATTATGGTGTAAGAGCAACTTCAACAGGCAATACAACTGTTGTAGGTCAAGCCATCGGTGGCGTTGCCGCACCTGCAATCAACAACGAATCCACGGGTCAAGTCACCGTAACCCGCGCAGTCGGCAACGGCTTTGGTGGTGGCTCTGTTGGGTTGTCCGCAGCGGTCGGCGTAAGCAATGTGGTGAGTCAATCGTCCATTACAATCGTTGAGCAAATCGAATTTGGAACCCTTGGCCAAAGCCCAGTCAATGGCCGCATCCGCCTCAAAAAAATGGGAACTAATGTGGCCGTCTTCAACTTCTGCGACACCGCAGGCGCAAAGACACTCATCGACGCAACGCAAAACGCCGCAATGCCCGCCGCCAGCAATGTGCGCAGCGGCGTGAGCTACGCGAGCGGTGCTCTAATCGGATCGTGCGAAGTGCCAGCCGCTTCGTCGGTGGCTTTTGGCGTCTCTGTTGACAACACAACAGGCACAGCCTTACTCACAGGCGCAGCCGTAGCAGCATCCGTGTGGGGAGCGGCAACACGCTCCATAACGGGTGGCACGGTTGATACCCTCACCAACCCGCCGACCGTGCCAACGGTCGTCCAAATTCGCCAAGAGATGGACAGCAATTCCACCAAGCTCGCAAACCTTGACGCCACCGTCTCAAGCCGCCTCGCGCCATCCGGCACACTGGCAGTCGTCACGACATTGACCAACGCGCCAACCGTCCCAAGCGCCGCTTCAATCCGTGCTGAAATCGACAGCAACAGCACACAGCTCGCAGCCATCAAGGCAAAGACAGACAATCTCCCCGCCTCGCCAGCAGCGACCGGAGACATTCCTACAGCCGCGCAGAACGCCACCGCCGTCTGGTCCAAACCGGCAAATGAATTGACGGTGGCAGACTCCATCGGTGAACGCGCAAAGCAACAAAGCACGGTATCAATTACTGGCGCTCAACTCGCCGCCGCCCTCAGCTAACAATGGACACGCACCAAGCCACCGCCTCGTTCACCGGGCTGCTTGCTACGGCGAGCGGTATCACGCTCTCCATGCTGCCGGAGCTGGAGGCGTGGCTGCGTGTGGCTTCGCTCGTCATCGGCTGCCTCGTCGGTCTCGCTTCCCTCTACGCAATCCTACGCAACAAAAAGCACCCCCATGAATAAATTCCTCTCGCACCTAAAACAACCGTCCACCTTTCGCGGTTTGGCCGTGCTCGGCGGCCTCGCCGGTTTGAGCCTTTCGCCCCAGCATTGGGAAAGTATTGGCAGCGCCGTGGCGGCGGTCATAGCCCTCATCGAGATTTTCCGAAACGAGAAATGAGTGCACCGGCCAAGGTCTCCGCGATGGCCCTGCTGATCGGCTACATTTTTGTGACCATCAGTTTTCTGACCGGCTGCTCCACCTTTGGCTCGCCCCAGGTCTGTCTCAAGACCGACTACGGAACCTTCTGCTACCAGCTCCCCGAAATCCCCGCGCTTAAAGACAAATGACCACAGAGGACACAAAGAGCACAGAGGCGGAACTTAAAACTTAATCCTTAAAACTTCTGATGCTCCCCCCGAGCCGCCCACAACAAGCCAAATCCAAAACGCAAGCCCTGCTCACAAAGGCCCGCGTCGGCGATGAAGTCGCTCTGGTGGGTATTCGCGGGTATTACCGAGACACCATGGGAGTGTCGGGAAAGAACGACCGAGGCATCTATGATGACGCGATTTTTCTCATCAGCCCAAACGCCTACGCAACCTTCAACGCCAACACCGATCCGTCGATCCGCCGCAAAGGCATCGCTGTGCTGAAACCCGGCGTCCACCGCTACCGCAAAGGCAAGCACGGTCTCTCAAAACCCGGCGGCGGCTACCCCGCCCTGCGCCCCGCCACGCCTGGCGAACAACTCCCCGTGACCCGCGACGAGACAGGCGACTCGATGGGCATCGCCATCAACATCCACAAAGGCGGCTTCCGCACGACCAGCAGCGAAGGCTGCCAGACGCTTTACCCTAGCCAGTGGCCTGCATTCATTTCCCTGGTCTATTCCGAAATGGACCGCGCCGGTCAGAAGACAATCCCCTACCTGCTCGTCGAGGAGGGCAACGCATGAGCCGCCTGCGCAAACCCAAATCCTCCCCACCGAAAGACCGCGAGGCCGTCATGCTCCAAGTCCGTGACCTCCTCGCCGAGCATTTCGATGTCGGCCTCTGCATCGTCTCATGGGAAGCGGAGGGCGAGACTTTCTACATGGATCTAAAATTCGGCAACGATTACGCCGCCCGCGCCCTGTGCCGCGAGGCCGACGAAATTTTGTGGCCCTACGAAACCGAAGACGACGAGGAGGACGACGAATAATGAAAACATCCTGGAGTTCCATCGCCCGCGAACAAGCGGACAAATCTCACAAGACCGAAGTGGACGCGCTCAAAGCCAAGCTCGCCCAATACCAAGCCAGCGTCGAAAATTTAGAGAAGCAACTCGGCATCGCGCTTTCGCTCGGCAAGACCCGCATCCGCCCGCAACCGCTCTCCGTCTCGATGAGCGACAAAGCCGAAGCCGTCGCCATCGCGCTCGCCAGCGATTGGCATGTCGAGGAAACGGTCGAATCCGCCAGCGTCAACGGCCTCAACGAATACCGCATCCCCATCGCCAAGACCCGCATCGAGAAATTTTTCAGCACCATCGCCCGCCTCACCGAGATCGAGCGCCACGGGGCCAAGATCGACGACCTCATCCTCTGGCTCGGCGGCGACTTGATGACCGGCATGATCCACGAAGAACTCGCCGAGAGTAATTCCAAAACCCCCACCCAAGTCATCCTCTGGCTGCAAGACCGCCTCGCAGACGGCCTCGCCACGCTCAAGCCCCACTTCAAGCGCATCCTCATTCCGACCAGCTACGGCAACCACGGACGCACCACCGTGAAGCCCCGCCACGCCACAGGTGCGGCGCACAGCTACGAGTGGCTTCTGTATCGCATCCTCGAAGGCCGCTTCGCCGACGACCAGCAAATCGAATTTCAAATCGCCGACAGCTACTTCAATTTCATGACCGTCTTCGACCGCCGCCTCCGCTTCCATCATGGCGACGGCCTCAAATTTCAAGGCGGCATCGGGGGCCTTACGATCCCTACCGAAAAGGCAATCGCTTCATGGAATAAGTCGCCCAACCGAGCCGACCTTGATCTCTTCGGGCACTGGCACCAATACCAGCAAAACCGGCACTG